CCGCCTTTCGGCTTTTTCAGGATTTGCTTGCTGGTTTCCTTCATAAGCTGCACACCTGAGGTATAGGCGGCATGTTCAAGACCTTTGCGCGATAGTTTATCTACACTTTTCAGTCGCATGATAACTTTTTGGCTTGCACGGTCTACCGTAATCATGCTTTTGCAGCCTCGCCGACACCAATATCAGAGCAGGTTAAAATCAGCACGCTATCTTCTTCGCAGCAATTTTCTACCTGAAGAATATCAATTCTGCGGCTATTAAATAGAATCCACGTTTCGGCAGTTACTCCTGCCAGATACTCAATCCGGAAAATGTGGGTGATAACCCGGTCAACCGACACACCATCGAAAAATGTTTTTCCGCTAGTGGTTTTTATCAGTGCTTTGACTGTGCTGGCAGTCGTAAAAGTTTCATTAAAATCAACAGCCCCAAAAACCGGTGACGTAATGGCGCGGTTTTGCAGCGTGATACTTTTACCGCGCTTTGCAAGGTTGCGGAGGAATAGCCGGCTTGCCATTAGATAGAACCAATCGCAAAAATGCCCGTTGGCGTTTTATCCTGCTCTGCCAAACAGCCACCTGACAGGGTATTAGCCATCTGGCCAAACGGCGTGCCCATAATGCCTTGTCCAAACTCGAATCCGTAAGTCACTGACGCATTTGCACAATCATCTTTTTCTGACTTCAAGGTCAGTGTATTTTCCATCACCGCTGCAAAGTGAGCAGTAAGATAAATGCCTACCTGCGTCAAGCAGGCATCACTTAAATCTTCACCACAGCCTGTAGCGAGGCGTTCTATAACGCAATCTGCCGCACCGATGGCGGCTGTGATCTGTGCTGTTGTCAGTTGTGTGCTGGTAGGCAATATGGCCTGAACGTCAGCAACGGTAATTGTGATCGTCATAAATGGCCTTTATTTAAAAAGCCGCCCGAAGGCGGCTCCCGACTTAATGGTTACTTCTCTTTGGCTTCACTTTTTGCATCGCCAGAAACAACCTCTTTTGCCTTCGGTGCTTCTGAAACTTTACCGGCCATGCGAGCCGCTTGCTCCTGTGACAAGGTAACTACCGTGCCACGAGGAACATGTTGCAGCTTGCCATTTGCTGACAGATAAAGTTTCGGATGATTTACAACGCATTTGACGTTAGCCATAAATCACCGCCTTACGCTTGGGCAAACATTGCGCAGCTGTTTCCAGCATAGTCAGTCCGGATTTCAAAGCCGACCGCGCCCCATACTGCAAACTCGTAGTTAGAGTTGTAAACAGGACGTGGAAGCGCAACGGTGTTGACACCCATACCGACAATAGGACGAACAAAGTTGCTATCAAGCGGGAAAGCCATCAGCTCATTGCCTGACAGTTTGGAGCTGGTCTTGACAGAAGCAACACCCATCAAAGTGGCCAATTCTTGCATGATGGTGCGAGAATCGTAAGAGGTGCTGAACTTGCGCTCCATGTTGGCAGCAACTTCACGGCTAACGTAATAAACAGCATCACGCTCACAGTTGTTGTCAATCCAGAGGACGTTACGCACTGCAATAAAGGCGGCTTTGATTTCTACACCGGTTTTGGTGGTGTCAGTGAAGTCAAAGTTTACGCCACCAGCGCCCAGGTCAACCTGTGCAACGCGGGCATCATTACGCATGCCAGTCCATGACAGACCGTCTACCACGATGGTTTGACCGTTTGCATCTTTGTGGCCGTCGAGGAACTGATCAGCCATGTGACGACGTAAAGTTGCTACTGATTCACGTTGATCATCGATCAGTGCGTCAAAACCTTCGGAGGTTTGAGCATTCCACTCACGCCAGTTGCGGAAGAAGCCGGTATCGTGAACAGGAATGATTGAACCATCGTAGGTGTATTCAACCTGATCCATGTTCAGACCAATTTGGCCACTCATACTGGTTTGAGCATTGCCTGCATCGGAAGCCTGACGGAACTTATGGGTCAGTTTGCCGATAGACACGGAACGAGACAATGGCAGCAGATCATTCAGGAACGTGTCGCCGTCGTCTGAGCGCATACGCTCAACGGTAACGTTATCAAACTCCTGATAAACGTCCTGCGGGATCAGACCGGCGTTTGACACAAGGCCGTTACGCTGGAACGTGATTTCTTGCATATTGGCACCGCGACGTGCTTCGACAACGGCTTCCCATTGTTCGATAGCTGCACGGCTATTGCCAATTACTTTTTTCTGGAAAATCATGATGTTTCTCCTTATGCCACACGGACGCGAACAAGGGTGGTCGCGCTGGTGGTGATAATTTCATCGGCGTAAGCCAACACCTGTTCGCTGGTAACGCCAACGGTTGCCGGAGTAACAGCAATTTTCAGCAGACCCGCGCCATTCAATGACAGCGGAGTGCCTTTGGCACTAATGGTCTGTCCGGTTGCTACCAATACGTTCAGGATGTCACCGGAACGGGCTTTAATAGCTACCATGTTTTCGCTGATGGTCCATGCGTCATCAACAGACTTGGACCGCGCTTGGTCTTTATCTGCAACGAGCAGTTCCTGGCCGAAAACAGTTGCAGCAGCGGCGTTAGCCTGAAGGCCGGTTGCTACTTGCTCAACAACGGTGCCTGGGGCTGTAGCAGCCAAAGCAACACCTTCGATAACCAAAGGCTTGCCGTTATTGTCGCCACCGGGGCCGACATAAATCGTACGTTTTGCGATACTGGACATTTCTCAGTCTCCTTATTCGGGCATGTCAACAGGAGCCAGTTCTTTATCGGCACCGAGGTTGACAGTAATAGGCACACCGAACGAACTGCCGCAATTAGCCGCAAGGTCTTTCAGCTTTTCGACCGGCAGAGACTTGGCAGTTTCTGCGTCAATGCCTGGGTATTTATCGGAGTTGCCAACGATTTCGGCAAGGCGATCAACTTCTGCCTGTTTGCCTGAATTGATAGCAGTCTTCAGCTCTTCCAGCTCTGTTACGACAGGGGCCAGCGCGTTTGCGACAACTGCGGCTAGTTTGCCTTCGCTGTCTGCGCCTTGGTTGTCGCCGTTGCTGGTGAAAAGCTGACTATACGCGGAGAGGATGTCAGCGTCAGACATATTGTCTGCTACAGGTACACCGGCCTCCTTGAGTGCGTTGATAATCATCTCTTTCATTTCTTCACCTTTCGTATTGGTTTTGGGGGTGTATGTAACATTCCGGTCGACTACAACCGGTATGCCACTTATCGCTGCAACGCCATTCTCGGACATCGAGTATGACACTGCAAAGATTTTGTCGTCATTTCTAAAAATGACCTTATCATCAAAAACCTCAAGAATTTCTTCCGCCTCGATTGCTGTGCTTTCTAGGGTAGTTTCGATTGCTTGAAGTATTTCTGAAAATGATGCGTTTGTTGTCACGCGCTCTAAATAGTTATCAATCACAGACTGGATGCTAGTGCGTTCTGACTCACTAGGTCCCTCTGTTTGCGATAGCCTGGCTGATGCATTGCGAAGCGCAGACGGGATTGCGTGTGGTCTTCCATCGATGATGTCAACAAATGGCAGCTTGTAAGCGCCAAAGTTTTCAGCGTTATCGGCATCGTACCAAAGGAAGAATTTAGCATAGGCTGCATTTGGCGCATCTTCTGCACCGACGTGCTCACGCAGCCGAGGGATTGCTTGTGCGCTATCCCATCGGCGATCAGATGATGCTAATGGTAGACGCTTTGACGGGTTGCTTGCGTTAATCACAACCCGCTCTACCTGTACTTTTTCACCCTTCGAATTAACCGCCATGCCCACACCCTGTTCTGGCGTAGCAGCACCAATGCTGTCTAGCAGAATAGCATCATGGTCAAATACCATATTGCGGGCAATCCAGCGGTATGTTTTACCTGCTGCATTAACCGCCACTTCTTTTAGTTCTTCCACTTCCAGAAAAACGCCAGTTGAAGTATGGATTGGCCGAGGGTTAGAAGATGTTTCCAACTCGTTGATTCGATCTAACAGGCGTTTACCACGTTCGCTTTTAAGCGCCTCCTGGACATTGATTACCTTGTCCAGTGTTACACGACCGTTTTTCCGCTCGACGTTTTCATTGTATGCCCCAGCATAAAAATTATGGATTGCATCAGGATCGGATGCAGACAAAAAATTCCCCGCCGAATCGACGGGGTGCTCTATGGGGGCTAAGGTTCTTTCGAGGGATGGGAAACTGTTAGCAATCTCGTCTGCTGGATATAAACCGCCGTTCATAACAACGTCATCTGGGAGTGTAGCGCTTGAGACGATGATATGCTCTATGCCGTTGCGTAATTCTCGTCTAACATGCGATTTGTTTATCGCTGTAGAACACTGAATCATTAGTTTTTTATTCATAAAACCTAATGCACCATTTTAACCGGTATAAAAGCATGTTTCGATTATAATACCACAAACGATCACATTTTGATCTACTTTTAAAACTAGATCTTACTTTTTTTGTTAGGTTTTAGACTTATTCATCAACAATTAGGCCGTTTTCGTCAATCAAAACACTTTCTACACTGCAATGACAGTTGATTCTGTTTGAGTTTTCATTCCACCACGCTGTTTGATCTGACACTGTATAGGCGTTGCCATGACGGTCAGCGTGTCCTGTTCTGGTAGTCGGAAGAAGCGCCGATATATGAATCACACCTGCTTGTAGTCCTGTACGATCAGCATTTTCAGTCACAGAATCCATTTTGGCATCGTTATAAGCACGGTTGATTTCAGTCTCTGCAATCCGCTTTGCAGCCGACTCCGAGACGTTGAATCGCTCACGGATTTGCGTCTTGATCTCACCACGCGGCAATCCTGCCTTAATGCCTGAACTGATCACCCTGAAAACCTGAGTTGAAGTTGTGCTGCTAAGTCCTGCGACATTGCTAAAACTCTGCGTGTATTGTGCGGCCTTGCCGGCTATGTAAGCCCTGGAACTTAACGCCACCTCAACCGGCACTTTCTGTGGCGGCATTCTGAACTTAGCTAAAATGCCTAATGCAATTGCTACCTCTACCAGTCGGTTAAACCGGTTGGTCTCTTCAATAGT